GGTCAAAGTCAACATACCTATCCATTCTATTTTGATTAGCATAATAGTCCGATTGCAGAGATCCATAAACCTCGCTATAAGCTGACACCTTGAATTCTTGACCGCTAGCAGACTTAAATCTAGATTTATAATGATCTAGTCTTCTCTTTCTAAGCTGTCTGGAATTCTCCCTTCTGTATTTGACTAGCGGCCCAGACAGTAGTTTTGTCAGTTGGCGAAAAAGAGGGCTAGTCGGATTTCTTGGATTTTTTTTGTTTATTGGTGGCGCCATCTTTTATCCTTTTAAGAGCCATGCAAAGTCATTGTAATTTTGCTTGTTTTTCTCTTTTTTAACTTTCTCATATCCTATCATACCTGGTATGGTTGTGTTCAGCTTATTTTCTGATGTTTTTATTGAGGAAAGAAATGCTTTCTGGTATTCAGCAGCGCGCTGATTTACTGCGTATGCCGTATCTTTTACCCAGCATCCGATTGCACATGCCATAATTAAGTCATCATTATGGTTCTTCATCGCTTGCGGTTTACCATTTTGCCAGATAAAAGTCTTCATTTCATTAAATAGCCGTTTTGATCTTATTGTAATTAGTTTATTTCTAACAAACTCTTCAAATTTAGCAATTGCAAGTGGGCGTGTTTTTGAGGATGTTGTAAAGCCAAACACAACACCACTTTGTTGAGATTGATATGCCTCGACATGTTCATGAGTCGACTTTTTAGAGTAGTATATGTTTGGATACATTGCCTCCTCTAGCTTGTTCAGCACTGCCCAACCTACAGAATTGTTCTCAACAACGACCATGCATTCGCCAAACTCTCTTCCGGTTTGATTGACCATGTCTGCAAATATATCGGGGGTAGGTTTGCCCATGTACTCTCCCACCACTTCGTTAGTCTCTAACTTAAAGATATGAAAACTGGAGTAGTCTTGGCCGTCGCCGCGAGCAACATCAGCAGCCAGCATGTAATTGAACTCAGGGTTGTATTCTTCCCAAATCCACAAATTTCTGTCAAAGCCAGTTCTATATTTTGGCTCACAAAGTGAAGCTTGGATCGCCTCCATGTCTTCAGCATGAAAAACAGTCTCGCCAGACATATTGAAGTTGCATTCTAGCTCTTGAGCAATTTGTCGTCGCGACATATTTTTAGTTTCTTTCTCAAACCACTCTTGGCCTCGGTCCGGATGCACATCCCAAGGAAGAGTAACCATATGAAAGTCGTTGACGGCAGTCTCTGCCTCAATGCAAGTTTTGTGAAACCAGTTGCCAACACCATTCGGAGTAGAGAGCGCAATGCAACGACCACCTGTTGATAGAGTAGGGTACAAGCCAGTCCACAATTCGTCTAAACCTTCAACGTGTGCAGCCTCGTCAATAACAAGCAACGACAACGCCTCTGAACGTCCAGCATCACTGCTAGTCGACGAAGCTTTTATTTGAGACCCGTTATCTAATTCAAAAGAAGTCCTATTATCAATCGCTATATTAGAAATCTTCATCCACTCTGGTAGGTGCTTGTGGATTGCTTTGACTTTTTTGACTAAATTTGCTGCTGTG